GTCTATCTTGCCATTACTGGTAAGTTCAATCCATGCTGTGCCGCGGGCATTGGCAATGTAGATTAGATCTTCTGAATTGTGCATCAGTATCTGATGTCCAGTTCTTGTTCTTACTCTAAAGTATTCACTGGCTGGGATTGTTGCAGATCCGGTAGCACCTTTTTTCTGGTTAGCAGGATCTAGTAGGTCGATGTATTTTACTGGTCCTTCGGCGGCAGATTTTTCTCTATGAAATCTGTCATTGCCGTCATCCATGACCAGTTGTGTGCCGCCTAATCTACTCACAGGCACAGTAGCTTGACTATCTGATTTACCTATCTTTTGTTTTTTAGCGGCTGCTCTTCGATCCAGCGGACCGGGTGTACTAATACCAAACACCATACTAGGGGCTTCTCGTCTAGGAGATGATGTTGTAAATCCTCTAACATCATCTTCTAACAACCCCTGCTCAAGAAATCTATCTGCTATGGGGTGAACCACTCTGGCATATTTTTCTGGATCTATTAATTTTAAATCACCGTTGATACGTTTGTTAATCTCAGCTACAGGAAGAGGTAAAGGATTACCGTTACCATCTTTCATAGGACCATATCGTTTTTTATCTTCTGCATCTAGACTGTTTACGGTGGATGCAGCTATAGCCGGTACCATATTATTGATATTTCTACCTGGTACACAGGCAAACCAATATCCAGCAGCTGGATCACCGTTCACGAATAATACCAACACGTTAACTCCTACATCCGGAGGTACAAACCACATACCGTAGGATTTTTGCGTGTCGCTGAATCCATCAATAGTAGACTTTGTGCCATCATTGTTGCCCATAAATTCAAAAGGCGTATATCCGAAGAACGGAGATGCATATTTTACAATAAAAGTCTGACTATCATCTCCTGAAGTATTTGCTTGATCTTTTAACAAATTAACTTCTATAGACCCCATGAATGAAGGATCAAGATGGCTGACTACTCTTGCCACATATATGCCTGAGGTGAGTCCGCCGGATTTGGCATCTCCTTCTGCTGATGGTCTTGTTATTTCTGCCATTATCGTTGTCCTAGATCTCTATAATATTTGAATCCTACTATCACGGGTGCTTGATTCGAAGTTGTTGTTGTTGCTTTTTTATCTGCTGCTGCTTTGGCTGCTCTTCTCGAAGAGTTTCTGAGACTATCAGTGGTACGTGCCGAACTAGACGCAGCACCATTATTTGCTGCTGCTGCTCGATTAGTAGGATCGTTGGTAGCATTGCCAGTATTTCCGGTATACGAGCTTCCGCTATTGGGAGAATTAGATTTTTCTGCAGGCCCGTCTTTTTGTAATGCAGGACTGTTTTCTTTGGATATCGAAGCTGTAGTCTCTCCAGTCACAGTTTCATTTATCTCAGGTCCTTGTGGTCCAGGCATGCGTAATAGTTTAAGTTTCTGTTTCCACATTCCGTCAGCGAATGTGTTTTCACACATGTTGACTCGGTAAAGGCCGCCGAACGGACTTTCTTTACCAGCTATAGAAAAATCATATAGGCCTGTGGTAGTGTTGATATCTGCTGGGGTTCTAAATGAAATGTACACGTAGATATTGCCACTTTCATAATTCATTGTCCCGTCGTTAGTGATTTGCGATATAGGGCTCGCAGCCTTAGAGAAATAATTTGCACTTCCGCTGTCTACTAGCCAATAAGGATCTCCCAGTATTTCCAATGTAACAGTAACCATGTCAGCACTACTACCAGTAATAAATGCTCGTTGGAAATTTTCAGCAACTATTTGTTCGCTGCTTTTATCGTCTGATCCTCCCTTAGAACCTTCTAGCGCCTTGGGGTCTCGTAGCGTTCTTGCACGGCCGGCTTGAGCTGATTGAACTGATGGGGCCGGACCTTCACCCGTCTTGTAAGTGGTATTGGTAACTTCTGCATTTTTCTGATCTTGATTTGCAGTTTTAGCGGATTCATGTTGAGCCTTGGGATCAGTGGAAACGAAAAACATATTATTGATTTCAATAGCTAGGCTGAGAACATCTACATTTTGTCCTGTATAAATGTATTGATATTCTTTCACTACCGATTTCATTAATTCCTGATATCCTATTGGGGCTGAAGTAGCATTTGAAAAAATACTCTGATGAGTAAGATATGGCACTACCCTGTAAGTAATTCTTTTAGCATAATCTCCAGTGGTTTTATCAAAATCTAACATTTCTATTTGGACATCTAGTTTATACCATTGAATATACCCTGCAGGTAATAACTTGTTAGGTTCAATAGCTTTTTTTGCCCAATCAGAACTAAGGATCACTTGATTTATAATTGCTGTCAAGGTTTGCTTTTGTCCGAACTGGAAAGCACGAGTTTTTGGGTCGATGACCATACCATCTCTCTTTAACACACCTGTGGCTTCATCAAATGTATCACCTGCACGTTTGAACAAAGGATTACCACCTTTTAACTGATCGAATCCCATGCTACCAGCAGCAATAACATTCTGGTCTCCCTGAGGTTGAGATGCACTATTACTCTGCACAGTGGATCTAGATGTGATCGCCTTTAACACAGCACGGTTTGTACTGTCTGGCACTGCATCAAGATTAATAGTGGCTTTGTTATCTGTGTTGGTAACTGCTGAAGACTTCCAATCACTGGCCTGAATAGGGAATTGTATAACATATTGGTCAGGAATTTTAATTTTCTTTTCGGCAACTAATTTAGCTTCGTTAGCGTTAAGGTGGGCCACTAGGCTCCCTGGTCCGCTGGCCAGCATTTCATATACATTTTCTCCGAATAGTTTTACATCGCTATAGCTGGTATTAATAACGTCCGAAAATCCTGTGTGATTCAGTGGTATAGCTTCTACCTTGTACACTGACCCGCTTTCATTGACTGTGAACTTGGTAGAGATCAGTTTCATCACAAAGAACTTGGGTTTGATCACAGTAAGCTCTATGCCTCTATCGTCATAGCCTTGAATATCCATTCGTAAAACATATGGCGTAATATTAAGATAACTATCGTAACCTGCATTAGTAGCTGCTACCTGCATGCTTTGTAATAAAAGACCCATAGAATGTGGTTCAATAATATCAAAGGAAAACTTTATAGCATTGCTATTTCCACTTTTCTCATTGGAACCAACTAGAGTGTTCATGACAAAATTGTTGATATAGTATTCTGGCACCCCATAAAAAGTGTTTACACGCTGGTTATCAAATCTGCCGCCGCTGGAAAAAATAATATTGGTCAAGTCAGCAGGACTGTTTCTATACGTTTCTGGATTGTTAAATTGTTGAGGAGTCAAACAAGCCATGGTCCACAACACGTTCATAGATGCAAACTGCTCCATGGGATTAGGAACTAGTGCTGGTAAATTTTTAACAAAGGCTGCTGTTGTGGTTTTTGAAGTTGGTACTTGATTGCTTTTTCCATCTTTCAATCGCGTAGACGGTTTGTAATATGTTTGATTAGTGATATCTTCCGCGGTGCCTATGGGAATAGCACTAGCGCTAGGGTCTGACCTAACAACACTACCGTCTGGTTTAAATACCAGCTCTTGACCCTCAGGGACGAATCTTGATGCCATTTATACTCCTAGAAACTTTTGGAGGTTGGTCTTTTTAGGCAGATATATCACTGTGCCTGGTTCAAAATCATAGATTGGATCTTTAAGCACAGTCATATTACGTTGCACGAATACCCACCATAGTTTGGCACTGCCGTATGTATCATATGCCAGCAGGTCAGGTCGGTGACGATATTGATTTTCTATAACATATCTGAAATCATCAGATTCTGCAGGCACGGGTCTTATCTCTAGTAGATCAAGATAAAAATTATTTTGTCGAGTATTTGCATACGGACTGTTCTTTGAATATTTGGCCATTAGATGTATCCTACATTACCTTCACCGTTGGCTTCAGCAAGTCTGCCACGAGCGTAATCTTGTATATCAAACTTTCTTAACATATCTCTACTATACACAGGAGCAACTATGACTGATATAGTGCTTAACACTGGTACCCAAGTTCTAGTTTTATAAGTATCGCAGAGAATGTAATTGACATCGTCTTTGAGATCTACTGAAAAACTTTTTATAATAATAGGTGTTCTATCAAACACGCTGGCACCGTATCCAGTAAGATTACATACTATAGGAGGGTTGCCTGCATTATCTCCTTGACCAAAAAACATCTTAGTAGCTGTTTTAAAAAATGTAGTAGCGGCAATCCAATATGCGGCGTCTGTTTCTGTTTCGCAGCTGAATTCGCCGCTGATCTGTATGTCGTCTACCACACTATTTTTGTAATTATATTGTGTGTAGTTACTGTGTACAGTATTGACTGCATTGTATTCAGCTTTAGTGGTTACCGTGATATTTGGCAGGTACGGCCAAACCACTCCACCAGTATCCTTGAGTCTATCAAACATTGCGCTGTTGAATATGTTCCAATTACAAGTGATCCGTACTCTCCAATCGTCTTTGCTTCCTGGCTGTAGCTGTATGGCTTGACCTTGACTGGCAAATACCTCTGCCCCTTTGGGAATGTTTGCTCCTCGCTTGAGGCTAAGTAAGTTATTGAGCATACCGGCAGCTGCACTGATGCCACCAGCAGCTTTCATTAACCCGCCTGCAAGATTGCCGCCAGTGAGTTTGTTTATTGTTCCGGATATATCTGCTGCTATGTTGCTGGTTGATCCTGCTACAGATCTCAGAGTATCCACACCGCCGCCTGCTTTACTTTGTACAACATTATTGATGCCCATAGCCGAATTACCGTCAAACTTAGAACCACCACTCATGCCATTTAATCCAGATCCGATGTCGCCTGAACGTTCTGCACTTAGCTTGTCGAGTTTTTCTTTGGCCTGTGGTGAAACTTGGTTTGGCAAAGTAGCTTGTGATTGGTTGGTATCTTGGCTTATCTTTTCTGAAATACCTGCCACTAGAGTTGAGAAGGGAGCTAGGGGATTACTGTTTGGACCGGAGGAAGGACCTCCGCCTAGAAGGCCGAATTCTCTTGCTAATCTTTCTCCCTCGGCCCGTTGCTCTGGTGTACTAGCAGTATTGTTGATTGGGCGACCAAATCGATCCGTTGATGCGATTTCTTCATCAGTGCGGGAGCGATAATTTTTCTTTTGACTTTGTTCAACACGCTGTTTAGGAGATTGGGGGTATGTCTGAAGAGTCATTTTGAGCAGATTTCCTTGTCATATACACTATTTATTATAGAAAAAATGTGCTATTATATAACTAACCTTGGAGAATACTAATTGACAATTGTACCTAAAATCAAGTATCTAACTAACAAAGATCTACTGAGAGAGATACACCTCAGCAAAAATACCTACTGTAGTTTCACCGACCCCGCATACGGCGACTACGATCTTATTGTTACAAACTTGGAAAAGCTGAACATACGCACCATAGCAGAAGCCAAAAGAAACCGAGCAGCAAAAATGGCTAAAGCTGCGCACGAATCGGCTGTGACCGCGGCTGGCAAAAAAATGCCGGCAAAGGAATTTGAAGTGGATTATCGCAAGGTGCAGAAGCAGGACCTAGTGTTTCGGGTAATGACCTTCACTCACGTGCCACTAGCGCCGGGGCGCAAGAAGACTCTCAAGAACACCGCTGACAGTCATGACAAGGTCAACTTTCCACCGTTTCAGCATTGGAAATATGATGCTAACGATAATCTAGTATGCGTGGGCAAGAGTCATTGGCAGGGAGATCTCAATCAAGGAAAATTCTCCAAGGATCATGGTCAAATGACCAACAATCTAGCTCGTATGTTCATTAAGCTCTGTGAAAGATATGCCACTCGTGGCAACGTCAGGGGCTACACCTACAATGATGAAATGAAAGGGCAAGCTATACTTCAACTAACTCAAATAGGACTACAATTCGATGAAAGCAAATCTGATAATCCTTTTGCCTACTATACTGCTGCTGTTACTAATTCATTCGTTAGAATTATCAACCTGGAGAAACGTAATCAAAACATTCGAGACGACATTCTTGAAATGAACGGTATGAATCCAAGTTGGACACGACAAAATAGTGGCGGTAATGGAGGCGTCGCTCCTGTTGCCAACGTCAATACCAGTGATTGGGATTGACAGTTATTTGCTAGCATAATATAATAACACTATGAATCTATTCAAGAAAGTAGCCTGCTTCACTGACATACATTTTGGTCTCAAGTCAGGTAGTAGAACGCACAACACTGACTGCGAAGAATTTGTCAATTGGTTCTGTGACACAGCTCGAGAACAGGGCTGTGAAACTGCCATATTCCTAGGTGATTGGCATCACAATAGAAGCACCACTGATGTCAGCACTATGAATTACACTGTGAGTAATTTAGAAAAACTCAGCCAGAGTTTTGAACGGGTTTACTTCATCTTAGGCAATCACGATCTATTCTACAAAGACAAACGAGAAATTAACTCTGTGGAATTCATGCGTCTATTTCCTAATGTAGTACCTATTAAAGAAACACTCACAGAAGGCAATGTTACAATCATGCCTTGGTTGGTAGGCGAGGAGTGGCGTGATATTCCCAAACTCAAAAGCCGTTATATATTCGGTCATTTAGAGTTACCGTTGTTCTATATGAATGCCATGGTACAGATGCCGGACCACGGACAATTACAAGCAGAACATTTTACTAATCAAGAATATGTATTCAGCGGTCACTTCCACAAACGCCAGACCAAAGGCAATGTTACCTACATAGGCAACGCATTCCCACATAACTATGCTGATGCAGGTGACGACGATCGTGGAATGATGATATTAGAGTGGGGATCAACACCTCAATATTTAACTTGGCCAGGGCAGCCGGTATATCGCACATACAAACTCAGCGAAATCATTGATCGACCGGATCAGTTGTTGCGAGAAAAAATGCACTGCCGTGTGACTATCGATCTGCCTATTACTTTTGAAGAAGCTAATTTTATCAAAGAACAATTTGTTCCTCAGTATAAACTGCGTGAACTGATGCTGATTCCAGAAAAAGTAGACATAGAAACCAATGTTGCTCCGATCGATATAAATTTTGAATCTGTAGATACAATAGTAATGAATCAGATCAATGCCATTGACAGCGAAAACTATGACAAATCACTACTGTTAAACATATATCAACACCTATGACAATTAAGATAAAAAATCTAACCGTTCGCAACTTTATGAGCGTGGGAGCTCAAACCCAGGCCATAGACTTTGATCGCGGCCAACTAACTTTAGTATTAGGTGAGAATCTAGATCTAGGTGGTGATGATTCCGGTGCTAGGAATGGTACAGGCAAGACTACTATCATCAACGGTCTCAGCTATGCTATTTACGGTCAAGCACTGACTAATATTAAACGTGACAACTTGATCAATAAGATCAACGGCAAAGGTATGTTAACCACAGTGACCTTCGACAAGGACGGTGTTGAATATCACATCGAACGTGGTCGTAAACCTAATATATTAAAATTTTCTATCAACGGCCAAGAACAGCAACTAGCAGATCTCGATGAAAGTCAAGGTGACAGCAGAGAAACACAAAAAGCCATTGAAGAAATGATTTCCATGAAACACGAAATGTTCAAACATCTTGTGGCGTTGAATACGTATACAGAGCCGTTTCTCAGCATGAAGGCTGCAGAACAACGTGCTATAATTGAACAACTGTTGGGAATCACTCTGCTAAGTGAAAAGGCTGAAGCTCTCAAGGAGCAGATTAAATTAACCAAAGAAGCAGTGGCTACAGAAAATACTAGAATAGAGACTGTGAAAGCCAGTAATGAACGAATACAACAAAGCATAGAGTCGTTGATCCGTAAACAGAAGATGTGGGAAGAACAGAAAGAGACTGCCCTGACTAATTTGCTCAAGAGTATCGATCGACTCAGCGACATTGATATTGATGTTGAGATTGCTAACCAACGTGCATTAATTGAGTGGAGCAAAAACAACAAAGATAAAAATTCTTTGGTATCGTTGATAGCCAAACAAACGTCTGCAGTTGAAAAAGAACAGCGAACTTTAGAAAAATTAGAAAACGAACTCATTTCGTTGGCTGAGCACAAATGTCATAGTTGTGGTCAAGAAGTACATGACGAAAAATACGAATCCATGATGGCTGGTAAAGTCAAACAAGTAAAAGATTCTAGAGATAATGTAGGTGTGCTAGAAAAAGAACTTGCTGATCTCAAAGAAGCGTTAGATCTGTTAGGTGTGTTAGGCGTGTGTCCTGAGGTTATATACGACAGTCTAGAGCAGGCACTCAACCATAAAAACACACTGAGTAGTCTAGAACGTGATATTACTATCAAAACTGCTGAAGAAAATCCCTATGATGATCAGATTATTGAACTCAAAGAAACCGCAGTACAAGAGATAGACTGGAACAGTCTCAATGATCTAGTACGTGTGAAAGATCATCAGGAGTTCTTGCACAAGTTATTGACCAATAAAGATAGTTTCGTTCGCAAACGAATAATAGATCAGAATCTTGCATTCTTGAATCAACGATTGACCTACTACTTGGACAAAATTGGCCTACCTCATACTGTGGAGTTTCAGAACGATCTCACTGTGATTATCACACAGCTGGGGCAGGATTTAGACTTTGACAATCTAAGCCGTGGCGAGCGTAACAGACTGATCCTATCCTTGTCGTGGGCATTCCGAGATGTGTGGGAGAATCTCTATCACAGCATTAATCTTCTGTTCATTGATGAATTAGTAGATTCTGGAATGGATGCATCGGGTGTAGAATCCAGTATTGCTGTTCTGAAAAAGATGACTCGTGAGCGTGATAAGAATGTATTCCTAATTAGTCATCGTGATGACCTAACTAGCAGGGTAAATCACGTACTGAAAGTGATTAAAGAAAATGGATTTACCAGTTACAGCAATGATGTAGAGATCGTAGCATGAGTTCAGACGCACACGATCGCATGATCCATGCCTTTCAAGAATATTTTAAATGGCAGGATCGATTTCATCACAAAAAATCCAACGAAGCAGGCATCAAGGCTAGATCATGGCTATCAGAAATACGCACACAG